TTGACGCAAGTGCCAGTTCTACGCTTGATATATTAACTAGCTATAACTTCACATCAAAAACCTATTTGCAATTTGATGGCAATGCTTATATTGTTTTAGAAGAAGGCGATAAGATTCAAATTACTACTCAAAGTGCAAGTAGCTTTAGTTTTATTGCCACATTTGAGGTTTCAGGAGCGCAAAGAACATGACCTACTTAGAGCTTGTCAACGATGTATTGACACGATTGCGTGAGACAAATGTTTCAACTGTTTCAGAGACTAACTATTCTGCTTTGATCGGCAAGTTTGTTAATGATGCTAAGAGACAGATTGAAGACTCTTACAACTGGAATTGTCTTACTCAAGCAATCACAGTAACGACTACTGCTGGCACGAGTTCTTATGCTTTGACAGGTGCGGGACAGAAGTTCCGTATCAATGATGCGCTTAACACAACAAGTTTAATTGGTCTTCGGAACATTGAGTTTGTGGACATGAACCGCAAATTGAACCTTGGCGCACCTTCACAGTCTATTCCATCAGAGTTCTGTTTTAGCGGTGTGGATGGTAATGGAGACACAAAAGTAGACTTGTTTCCTGTTCCTTCTGGTGCTTTTACTCTGTTGTTTGATCTGACCATCCCACAAGCGGCTTTGTCTGCTGATGGCACATCTGTAAAGGTATTAGACTATTTGGTGACTCAGAGTGCTTATGCTCGTGCTTTGATTGAACGTGGTGAAGATGGCGGTACGGCAAGTTCAGAGGCTTATGCTTTGTTTCGTGGAATGCTATCTGATGCTATTGCGTTGGAAAGCACTCGTTACCCTGAAGACAACTTTGTGGCGGTCTAATGGCAGCTCCACTACAAAGTAATAGCATAAGCGCACCAGGCTTTTATGGCCTGAATACGCAAGACTCTCCATTGGATTTGTCTTCTGGTTTTGCTTTGGTTGCCACTAATTGCGTGATTGACCAATATGGTCGTATTGGCTCAAGAAAAGGTTGGACTAGGGTTAACTCCTCTTCTGGTAATCTTGGTGCTAATGATGTAGCTGTAATCCATCAGTTAGTGCAAATTGATGGCACTTTAACTGTGTTGTTTTCTGGCAACAATAAGTTATTCAAACTTGGTACTTCCAATGCTGTTACTGAGTTGACCTATGGAGGTGGTGGTAGCGCTCCTACTATTACTGCTAATAACTGGCATTGTGCTTCTTTGAATGGGATTACTTATTTTTTCCAATCAGGACACGATCCTCTCATATTTGACCCTGCTGTAAGTACTACTACTTATCGTAGAGTTTCAGAGAAAACTGGTTATGTAGGAACAGTTCCTTCAGCAAACATTTGCATTTCTGCATTTGGTCGCTTGTGGGTTGCTAATACTACAACTGACAAGGTTACGATTACCTTCTCTGATCTGATTGCAGGTCATGTGTGGGGTGGTGGCACTACTGGTACTTTAGATGTTTCTAGGGTATGGCCTAATGGTTCTGATGAAGTGATGGGCTTGGCGGCTCACAATGATTTCTTGTTTATCTTTGGCAAGCGTCAGATTCTTGTTTACTCTGGTGCAACAACTCCTGCAACGCTTCAGTTAAGTGACACAGTAGGGTCAATTGGATGTATTGCTAGAGACTCAATTCAGAGCATTGGTACTGATGTTATTTTCTTATCAGACTCTGGTGTACGTTCTTTGATGAGGACTATTCAAGAGAAGTCTGCTCCTTTGCGAGACTTATCTAAGAATGTTAGGTCTGATTTAATATCTTCTTTGGCTATTGAAACCTTGGGCAATCTTAAATCTGTTTACTCAGAAAAGAATGGCTTTTATTTGTTGACAATGCCAGTATCTCAACAAGTGTATTGTTTTGATACAAAGATGCAACTACAAGATGGTTCATCTCGAATTACAAAGTGGGATTCAATCAATCCTACATCATTGTATTCTTTGCGTAATGGTGACTTGTATATTGGTAAGAATGGTTATATCGGTGAGTATGAGAGTTACTTAGATCACACTTCTACTTACAGGATGTCTTACTACACAAACCATGCAGATTTAGGCAATGAGAATCAGATCTCTGTTCTAAAGAGGATTAAGACAATCATCATTGGTGGTTCAAACCAGTTTGTGACGATTAAGTGGGGATTTGACTTTGCCGCCAACTATTTGTCGGGCAATGCTTACATTCCTGAACAACAGAACTATGAGTATGGTCTTGCTGAATATGGAATAGCACAATACTCTGGTGGTGTTTTGATTAAGACATTGGATGTAAATGCTTCTGGTGCGGGCAAGATTGTTCAAACTGGTTACGAAACTACAATCAATGGTGTTCAATTATCAATTCAGAAGATTGAGATTCAATCTAAGAACGGGAAGGTATCTTAAATATGTCTAATTACACAAAAAGCACCAATTTCGCTACTAAAGACAATCTAACTCCTGGCGATCCACTCAAGATTGTTCGGGGTACTGAGATTGATACTGAGTACAACAATATTGCTACTGCTATTGCTACGAAGACAGACAATGCTTCTGCTGCGATAACTGGTGGAACTATTAACGCTACAACGATTGGTGCTACAACAGCATCTACGGGTGCGTTTAGTACTTTGAGTGCTACTGGTGCTATTACATCTACATTGGCGACAGGAACTGCTCCTTTGGTCATTGCTTCGACTACCAAGGTTGCTAACCTTAATGTTGACTCGTTAGATGGTGCTGATTGGGCATCTCCTGCGGCATTGGGTTCTACTACCCCTGCGGCTGTCTCTGCTACTACTTTAACCACTTCTAGCACAGTTACGTTTAATGGCGGTACTGCCAATGGTGTTGCTTATTTAAACGGATCTAATGTCGTTACAAGCGGTTCTGCTCTGTGGTTTGACGGAACTAACTTTGGAGTTGGCACAGGCGGAAATACTTTAAATCAGCAGTCGGTCGTTTATAAGGCTGGCGCTAATACTGTTTACCAACAAATTGCAAATGGCTCTACAGGTCTCGGAGCAACTAATGGTATTCGTGTTGGAGTGTCTTCTGCTGGTGTTGGTGAGTGGTATTCGCCTACTGCGGCTATTTCATACATTGACAATACTGAACAAATGCGCCTAACCAGCACAGGTCTGGGTATTGGTACAAGTTCTCCTGCTTATAAATTATCACTTGCCAGAACTGGTAATGGTGTTGTTTTATCTGCAACCAACGGGGCTGATGCAGATTTTCAAGTAAACGTGTCATCGGGAGTGACATTGCTATCACCGACAACAAGCGTATTGGCTTTTGGCACAAGTTCAACGGAACGTGCCCGTATAGATTCAAGCGGTAATTTGATTCAAACGGTCAACACAACTGCTGCAACTCTGACAACAAACCAGACACTGACTTTTAGCATCGTTGACAATTCCACCCTCCGCATCTCTGTTCGCGGTTCGGACGGAACAACACGCACTGCCACAGTCGCACTCACTTAACATGAAAACCTGCACACACTGCAAACAGGAGAAGCCTTTTGAGGCTTTCTACACTAGCCTGACAAACAAGTCGGGCTATACCTCTTGGTGCAAAGTCTGTGAGTCTGAGCGTAACAAAGCAAAGAATCAGGCTAATCGTGAGCGTAGGCTTGCCAAGGCTAAAGAATGGCGTAATTCCAACAAAGATAAGCAAACTTTGGCTATTCAAACATGGCGTGAAGCAAATAAAGAACACTACAAAAATTATTTTGTTGAATATGCAAAAGCCAATCGTGGAAAGTTAAACGCTAAATGGATGCAAAGAGACGCAGCTAAGAAGTGCAGAACTCCATCATGGCTTGACTCACAAATGAAACAACAAATTGAAGTTGAATACAGTTTGGCGGCATGGTGTACTGAAGTTATGAATGAACCATACCATGTTGACCACATTGTTCCATTGCAAGGAAAAACAGTATCAGGGCTTCATGTGCCTTGGAACTTACAAGTTCTTCCTGCAAAATTAAACCAACAGAAATCTAACCACTTTTAAAAGGAACAATCATGACAACTTACAACTGGAAAATCTCAAGCCTTGATCGCAACACATCCGATGGCTTTGTAACCACAGCACATTGGACAGTAACGGCAGTAGATGGAGATCACTCTGCATCTTCCTACGCAACAGCCTCATGGCCTGAAGGAACTATTACTGTTCCTTATTCTGACCTTACAGAATCAACTGTATTAGGATGGGTTTGGGAATCTGTAGACAAGAGTGTTACAGAGTCATCTTTGGCGGCTCAGATTGATTTGCTCAAGAATCCTGTTAAAGCATCTGGTACACCTTGGTAAAGTTTAGAAGCACAAATCCCTAGAGTGGAGTAAGAATTATGGCTACCATGTTCCCAAGACAATCAGAATTAAGAAGATTTAATGCAGAAGATTTATCTTCTAATTATAATGTAGAAGATTCATCTTCTAATTATCTTGAACCTATTGACTCGTTGTCTAGTGTAGAACCACAAAACAGTCCTATCAATAGTCAGCAATTTGTTGAAATATTACTTGCCAATCCAAACATTACTGACAATCAGATTGTCAAATCAATGGAGGCTTATGGCATTTCTCCAACACAACTTGCTGAAGCTATTGGTGTGCCAGAGGGTCAGATTGTTTCTAGGGTGGCGGCTACAGTACCTCAAGGACAAACTGTTACCCTTGGAGACACCATTATTCAGCCCGTATATCAATTTACTGGCTCTGGTGAGAGTGAACAGGTTGGTGGGCTTGAGAATGTTATTACCTACAAAGCAACTGAAAACAAAACTGGTGGAGCGTATACCCAATACACGCCTTCTGGTGAAGTAGAGAAAACTGGCACTCAACAAGAAGTTAAAAGCGGTTTAAAAGAGTTTGCAATAGGCGCTGGAGTACTCCTTGGATTGCCAACCATCTTAAATGCAGGTGCGGCTACTGGTGCTGCGGCTTCTGGTATTTCAACAGAAACCCTTTTATCTCAATTGGGAGGTGAAACTGCTACAGCAAGTGGATTGCTTTCTAGCACAACACCTCTTGCCGCTGTTGCTCCAGAAGTAGCGGCTATTGCACCTAGTCTTGCTCCTGCTTTAGCTACTGATGCTGCACTTGCTCAAGCAAATATGGCTTTAGGCGGTCTTGGTGGTACTGCTGGTGCAACTGAACTTGCTAGTGCCTTGGCTAGTGGCGCTCCTACTGTTGCTACTACTGCTTTAACTGGTGGTGGTCTTCTTTCTGCTCCTGCTGCTATTGCTCCTTCTATTGCTTCAGCAGTAGCTCCTATTGCTTCTGCTGTTGCTCCTGTGGCATCTACTGTAGCACCTGCTGTCGCTCCCGCTGTAGCCTCTACTGCTGGCGGTTTATTGAGTTCTGCATTACCTGCGGCTGGTACTGTTGGTGGCGCATTGGCTTCTGGTGCTTTATCATCTTTGGGTGGTGCTTTGGGAGGTGCTGTGACTGGTGGATTAAGCAATCTTATTTCTGGTGGTTTAGGAACTGCTGGCAACTTGCTTCAAATGCAACAATCAAGAGAAGCGGCTCAAAAAGCCCAAGCAATGATTGAAGCTGAGACTGCTGCCGCTAAACAAGCCGCACAGTTTAGACCTGTTGGCATGACTACTAGGTTTGGCACTTCTGAGTTCAAAGTT